TGCAACGCTCTTCGCAATGACGATTTTTCCACGGAAGGCAAGCCGAGAACCAATGTACGTGTACGTGTACGATGAATCGTAGCCCGTGCTCGCAAACGCAACACCGCCATTCGCATTCGCATAGTAGTTCGACCGATACACCACACGGTTGATAGAGCCTGAAACATAGTTATCATCGAAATAGTAACTTGATGTAGAGCCTCCAGCCCTTGCAACCCAAACGTCCATGTGCCGACCGTTCACTACATTCATCGGGTATCTATCACCGCCCGTAGTATCACCTTTCAGTTTGCGGATAGAGCCGTCCGGCATAGTGATGTGCATAGAGTAGTCCACCACGCCCTCGTTGAACGTGTCATTTATCCACTCTGCCTTATTGCCGTACCAGTTCTCATAACCCAATACATTAGGGGACTGAATGTTTTTCTTCGCTCCGTCCACCATGATGTATGCCGTTTGCTCTTCGTGGTTATCGGGGTTAGCGAAAGTGTCAGTCATTCCTGCCTCGTTGGTAAGTCCCGTAGCACGACCATTCGTGTTTGAACCATAGCCGCAAGTACCTTGGCTATCAGCCTTGCCGTATTTGGCGTAGAACAGGTTGCAGACATCCTTGTGCATTTCCCAATCGACAAGCTGAAATCCGTTTCCACGGTTCTTTGCATACTGCTTGAAGTCAGGCTGCGTTATACTTGCGGCTGATTGAACCCCACTGATGGAGCGCAGCATATCATCACGCAACAACGCTTCATATACACCTGTAAGACATTCCTTATGCTCGCACCAATCGGGTTCAATGGCTTCTATTTCATCAGACTTGGTTAGCAGCACATAGTCGAAAGGAGCGTTATTCACTACCGAGAATGCAAGTTTTACGGCATTTGCCGGAATCGCATTGAAAAGGTACATTCCGTTGATTATGCCGCTGTCCGAAGTGGCTTTCATGCGCTCTATGATGTTACCCTCTGCATCGAGGAAGAGCGCACCGTAAACAGCCGAAACAAGTCCGGGGAAACGCACCTGCTTGTAGCCCCTGACATCCACCGTGTAGTAACTATTCTGCGACACCTGCGTTTCTGCTTCTGCCAGCGTGTTGTAGTCAACTTGAATACGCACGGCATAACCAGCCTTAACCTCCAAGTCACCCTGCATCAACTTCACGCTCTCTGCCTTTGTAGGCTCTTTTTCAAGCGAACTGAAAATGCGGTACTTTGCTTTATTCAGGAAGTCATTAACGCCCTTGTACCAGTAGTGAGGCTCGTACATCCACACATCGCCCTCCGCTCCCGTCAGAATGGCAGGAGTAGCCAAATTCACGTTCACGGCATCGGCATAATAGCCGGAATGTTTGTCATGCAGCTTACAGATTGTTTCCTCTCCGTTAGCAGTTTTCTTTCCGAGGCAGCGGTAACGCTTCGACAAGATTTTTGCCACGTGACCGCTGTACTCAAACTCATTGTCGTAGTCGTACCCGGTCTTATTGTCAAGGTTGCTAAATCCCGTGCCGTCCGTGATATGTTCAAGGTGCTTGATAACGGTACATTCCGGCTGGCTAATCTGCAATTCGGGGAAATGCTCCTGCATCTGCGCAAAGGTTGCATCGTCAATGTAGGTAGTGAGTTTACACTTACCGACAAGGCGACAAGTCGGGGTGTTACCTCCGTTCTCGTCCACACCGCCTATCTTCATAAGCTGATTGAGCAACGTGCCATCGTCTTTCATATCCACGCCCGTAACACGCAGGTACTTCACGTTTTGGCACTTGTTAAACAAGGCTATCCAGTCAATAGAGGCACAATCATCTACCACGAGGCGGTCGATGTTGTCCGTACCCTCCAGTTGCAGCCCGTCATTGGTCAGACGGTTAAGGCTGACAAGTTCCAGCGTTTGCAGCGTGGCAGGAAGTACGACCGACATAAGGGGCGCACCCTTGGCGAATGACACGCTTTTGAGGGCTGTGTTCCCGGCTGAAAGCACCTCCAGTTTTGCATTGCCCGAAAGGTCTATGTTTGTGAAACTTTCGGAAAGCAAGCCGTTCATCGTGAGGCTCTGCAAACTTTTACAATTCGTAACAATCAGCGCATTGAGCGTTTTCTGCGTTGAGCCGCAACTTACGTTCAGCGACCTCAATGCCGTGCAGTTGTTCAGGTTAAGGGTCTGCAAAATTGCGTGGGACACATTCGTCAGGTCAAGGTCTCTGATACGGCTTGCCCCGTAGAAGTTCTGCGGGTCGTTTACGATAAGGTCGGTGCTGATTGTAAGTTCCACCCTTGAACCCTCAGCTTCCGCAAGCACCGCACTCTGTGTAGGCGTACCGTTGGTGTAGCCGTAGCCGAAGTAGTACCGCTCGCTGGCAGTGATTTTCACCTTACGGGGCGACTGGCTGAACTTGTAACCGAAGTAGCAAGCGAAGCTATCCGCACGGTAAGTACCAGCCACATACTGCGCATCCATGAGCGCAAAGCGGTTTTTAATGGTATAGAGGCGGTGGGCATAGCGGTTTCCCTGCAAGGCATACAGGTAGTCGTAGTGCTTCGTTCCCTCCGTAGTGCTTACGCCCTCCGTAAGAGGCTGGATGTACTTGAAATAGCCGTCCTTGTTATAGACACGCTCCGACCAGTTGCCCATCTGCGTAACATTGAACATCGTAAGCACCTCCTCCGTACTCATGTTGGAGCGGATAACACCAGCGGTTTCAATCAATTTGTCTTTCATTGCGGTGCGCACCAGTTCCCACAAGAGGCTATCGTGTCCGGCAAAGGCGTATGAGCCAGTGGAGTTGTCGAAAGTCTCATGCGTGATGATATACGTGTACGCAAGCACGGAATCATTACGGCTACCCAAAATGGTGTCGGCATCATAAGGCAGGAAATACCATTTCAGCCCGTCCCAAGTGGCAAGCATCATGTTCTTTGCCCGTTGGTCAACCGCCATGAAGTAGTCCGTGAACAGATACCAGGCGCAAAGGCTGTTTACATCAAAGTACTGGCTTACCTCCGCTTTGAACTTGTCGGGATTGTTCCTACAACTTACTATCCAGTTCCACAACCGGGTAACAGCACCCTTTTGGTAGGCTGTCGCATCGCCCCAAGTAACATCAGCCGGGAAGCGGAACTCCAGACTATCGTCAAACTCTCCCATATCGCTTGTAGAGAACAGGCAGAGCAGCTTTGAGTTGTTCAGGAACTCCAAGCAGATGCACGGGTTTTCCTTTCCGGCAAGTGCCGCCTCGTCATTGAAGCCCTCGATACCCTCGAAGCCATAGACAACATGGCTGTCGCTCTTCTCGTTGTTGAAATTGAACTTTCCGAGATACTTGTTATTGCCGCTATTGTCGTTGTCATAGAAACCGTCAATCGGGAATCCGTCAACGCCAATACGCAGGTCGTAGTTGCCATTGTATGCTTTCTGCGGAGGGGTGAGGAAACCGCATTTTTTCCACACGTCATTCACGAGGCGCACCGCACCCGTGTTGTGGGTTGAGGAGCTATCGGAGAAATCGGCTTTCAAACACCATATCTTGACAGGTCTTGCACCCGGCTTGAAACTATATTCAAGGCTGGGAACATCCTTGCCGTTCACTTCAAGCGTTGTGCCGTATTTGCTCTTTCGGTCGAAGTATATACGGTAGTTCTTTCGGGGGTACGTGGTGGATGATGTTCCCTGAATGCGAAGTCCTGCGCCATGCACGATGAAGTCATACTCCTTGCCGTATGCCGAATAGAAGTAGATGTCAACGGGTACTTCAAATTTCTTGTTGTTCGTCTGATTGACAAGTTCCACATCGCCCACAATACGCATGACGGACTTACCCTGCGCCCTCAACTTCTCAATATCCACGGAAACTCCCTCATCGTCCATTACATCGTTGGAGTTGTAAAGCGTTACCATTTCCTCGACCGTCTCCCGGTCAATCATGAAATTGACAAGCATTTCATCATCGGTCAGGGGCTTTTCGTAGATACGAATTGAACGCATATCTACATCTGCCGCCTCCGAACTTACGGTGATGTTCACCGGGTTGGGCTGCAAAAGGCTCTCCGTTCCGGCATACTGCTTCGTGCCGCATCGCACACCGTTCACGTACAACTCCATAAGCCTTGTGTCCGTTTTCTTTTGGATTACAAAGCTGATATGGAAATTCATGTCAGGCACGAAAGGAGTGTTTACCGATGAGCCGTTGGAGGCTATCATCTTCACCTCTTCCGCTGTCATTTGGAAGCCGATGCCGCCCTCCATGCAGGACAGGATAACGCCCTTTTTGTTCGTGATGTTAGAGCAACGCAACTCAAATTCATAGGTCGCCCCGTTGGGGGTGGCGTCCGAGGCAAAGGGCTTGTAGCCAATCTCAATGTTTGCCCCATTCTGCATCTTCAAGGTTTCGCCCGTCCAGCCGCTACCGCTCCAGTCAAAGCCGTTGAACGTGGTCTTGATGCCGTTGTACTCCCATTGTGCCGGGTTTTCCTCCGTATTACTACGTCCAGCGGCTGAAAGTTTCAGCACCTGCCCTGCGGTAATTTCCTCAATGTCGATGCTTGAAGCCTTAACATCAATGTAGAACGGGTACAGCGTTGTTCCGCACTCGAAACGCATATTGGTCTTGCCCTGCGAGGTGTAACGGTTGGTGTATATCTGCACCGTTCTTGGCACACTGACCGTCTGTGTCTTCACGTTGTCACGGAACACGGACATATCAGCCGGGGTCTTGTCGGGGTCGTATGCTATGAACTCAAAATCCATCTTCTCATACTGCCCTACCTCGATTGTCGGGGTCAGGTGGTCGCTCGTGAAGATACGCCCGTCTTCGTGGTGCAACAGCGTACCGATGAATGGCTTGTAACTTCCTGCTTTCAGTATGTCAAAGTAGATACTTTCGGACTTGATTGTGAGGTCGTCCGAGGCGTCCATTTCCGCAACCATTTGGATTGTATGCCGTCCGGCTGCAAGAGTACTCAATGATAGGTTGAAGTTGCCGTTGGTAATGCCGGACTTGGTTACGGTCTGTGTGTTCTGCTGCTTGCCGTCCACATAGAGGGTCACGACTTTTGTTCCTGCACCCGAAACGGTGAACGGTATTGACACGGTTTCAAGCGTTCCGTAGCCGCCCTGCGCTACCTTGTTGGCAAGGTTGTAGGAAGTGGAGAGAGCCAGCGTAACCACTTTAACGGATGAATATGCCTGCTTGGTCTGCTTCTTGCCCTCGATGTCCGTAACCTCTGCTTTCACGTAGATGTCAGTCGTACCGAGCAACAGGTACTTGGATATGTCAAGGCTGTAACTGCCCTTTGCGACATTGGTGTAGGACTGGGTGAAAACCACCTGTACGCCTCGCTTCATCTGTACGGTTATGTTCGCTCTCTGCCCAGTAGATTGCCCGGCTTCATCGCCACCTGTATATTGGTGGTCGTAAGTATAGGTCAGTATGGAACTGCCTCCCTCTTTGATAATCGGGTTATCAACGGAAGAGGAAAGCACGATTTTGGTTGCCGAACCGGTTTCACCGCCTCCACCGCCTCCGGCTGGTATGGTAAATTCCGTAATGGTTGCCGTTTTGCTTTTAAGGCTTACCGTTACCGTGTTATCGTCATTCTCCGTCACCTCACTGCCGAAAAGCGTACCAGCATCTACCTCCTTCAGTTTAGCCGTCACTGCGGCATTTTGAACGGGATTAGTGGAATCGAGGTTCAAGGTTTCGTCCACTTCGGGAACATCCACATTGATAGTCACGTTTCCGGCTTCATCGGGGGTCTTTTTCTCACCGTTGAAAGTTACCTGCTTGACCGCACCTGCGCCTCCGTACTCTTCCCACGCTCCGGGGGTGAGAAAGCTGCTTATATCAGTCCCGGCAAAACGATAGTCTGCCCATTTGCCTGCGCTAACTTCAAAGGTGATAATCATACCCTGCTTTGCCTCGTCTGCTATGTCAGCCCCAGCAAGAGCCGCTATAGCCGTTTCCTTGGTGTAGTAACCGCTGCCCAAAGGCTGCTCAACGGTAACATTGTAAAAGCCCGAACCGCTACCTGAACCGCCCCCAAAATCTTTCCACTTGGAAGCGTTGTTGAACTCCGTAGCTGGGTTGCCCGAGAATTGCTTACAAGCCCAGCCCTTTGCCGTGTTGAAAATGAACACAACTCCGTCCTGTTTCGCCTCCGTGATGTTGGCTGCTACAATAGCGTTAACCGCTGCCGTGATGTCTGCATATTGGGTGGTGGTGTTCAATACACGGTTTACATTCAGTATCGTACCCCTCAATTCCCCTGCAACCTCGCTGAGATTGCCAAGGGCAGTGTTTACCTTTTCGGCTGCTTCATTAGCCGTTCCTGCTGCCGTTTCTGCCTCACCTGCCTTGTTAGCGGCAAGGGTAGCCGCTGTATCGGCACGGGTCGTAGCCTCGACAGCCTTATTTGCCGCCTCAGTTGCCTTTGCAGCCGCATCGGTGGCAGGTTTGCCCAACAGCGACACGGGAGCTGCTACAACCTTGTCGCCTTTCATAGCCGGGAGGGTCTTAACCCCGTCAAGGGTTGAAACCTCCTCCAACTCGTTCACGCCCTGAGATGAAGCCTTAACCTGTGCAAGGACTTCTTGGACGATTTGTTTCCTTTCAGCATCTGTTATTGCCATATCCTTATTATTTTATGGGGTTGGTAGGCTGTAAATCGCCCTCGTTTTCAGCCTCTTTTCCTATTTGCTCAATCAATCCGTCAATGAAGCCCGGAATACATCTTGTTTCGGCTGTATTCCTAATCAGGGCTATTTCTTCATCGGTAAACTCCGTTTCTCCCTCACTTTGAAAAATTTTCAATGCAAGAGCGTGTGAGCGGATGCCGTTCACTCCAGTATAGAGCAAGTCGGCAAATGTTTCTCGCACATCTATCTCTTTTTTGGTTTTCCTGCTTACACTCGTGTAAACAGAGAATGATTTGAAATTTAACTTTGCCATTTTTTATGATGAGTGGTTAATTATTTGATACCTAAATCCATCAGCCTTTGTAATCAGCACAATTATAGAGTCGCCCGAAGCCATTTCATAATTAGTCAATCCCTCATTATGATTGTATATCCCTTTAAGGGTTATTTTTTTAGAGCCAGTTCTAACCCGAAAAACAACAACTGCGGCAAAATCTGTTGGCAGGGAACTTAATCCGAATTGACTTGCAACCGATGCTTCCGTAGGCAATGTTACTTCTACTCCAGAATATGCCGGGTCGTTGTAGTACATCAAGATGATATTGTACTGCGAGAAATCAACCTTATAGCCGTTCCCCGTAAAAGTAAGTAATTTCGCTTTCGTGTTAATGAAAGCCGGAGCCATTAAGGCTGAATCACTGAAAATTCCGTAGTTTTTCGTTCCTCCGCTCACGTTTATGAACAAGCCGTAGTTGGCTTGGTCGAAACCGTAAGAACCAAAGGTGTTCGGATGCTTGTTTACGATACGCCCAGTCGCGGTAAACGCTCCTCCGACATAAGACGGAATAACATCATCACCGAACATGACATAACCGTTACCAGCCCCAACACGGAAGAAATCATCATATATGGCTAATCCTCCTCCATAATCATTACCCGGAGTTGTGGCAGAGCCTATACGCCCCGAAGCAATCTCAAAGCCGCCAATCAGTCCTTTCTGCGTTTCTATTTCCCCGATGAACTTTCCGTTTTTAGCAATGATGCTGCCATCCTCCAGTATCTTGAAATTCTCATTTGCAGTCACCAATCCCTCCAACGCTATATGTTTAGCCTTTATCTTGATGTCGGATGCGGTCTGCTCAATGAACGATACCAAATTACCTGCGGAATCGAAAGCGAACATCTTATTTGCCTCTGCCGTGGTAACAAGCCCTGCTGTATTCTTGATACTTCCATCCTCATTGAACCGGGATGCTACGATGTTGATTTTTTCCTCCGTTTGCGATATGGCGGTATTCAGTTTCTCCGTCATTCCCGTTTCAAGGTTGGTAAGGCTTGCAGACACTTCGGAACGTATCTCACGTGCGGTGACAATCATTTCGCTGTGGTATTCCTCCAACTTTCTTGTCGTTTCTGCACGTTCCTCCGCAGCCAGTGTAAACTTTTTGTCGGTCTGCTCAAAGAAAGTCTTGTAACGCTGCTCGATGTCTGCGATGCGGTCAAGGGATAGCCGGACGGCATACAGGTACATTTCGCCCGAGAACGACAAGCGGAAATCGCCCGTGCCGTTCCACAAGCCCGTTGCCTCAAAGGTCTTGTATTCCTCACCCGTTTCCTCAATCTCTTGGTTCACGGAAAGCATTTCAAACGGGCTGAAACCGTCTTGATTTGCGCCCTCGAACTCAATTTTGAGCGTACCTGGTGTTATGCAGCGGTAGAAGAATGACAGGTAGAACTTCTTGGGCAGAAACTTACCGTCAATGTCCTTTTCGTCACATACGGGGTGGCTCTCGAAGTTCTCGTTGCGCTGCAACAGGTAGCGGTTCTTGATATACAGCACGGTGCGGTTGCGGTCGGTCATTATTCCCGTGTAGGCGGTCTTATTGGCGTAGGGCTTATCGTTGAGCCATATCCATTTGTTGCCTATGAGGAAGAAAGTTACACCGTTGTCTGTTTCCCAACCGTCCATATTATCGTTGAAGTAGGCGTTACGCAGGTAACTCTCGTATGCCATAAGTTCCTTTTCAACGGACTGAATTTCCGAACTTATGCGACCCTCCAGTATCTCAAATCTCGTCTTGACATCCTCGCCAGTAGAGAGGACAAACGTACCTCGCAAATATGCATTGTCGGCATACAAACCGTCCCCGTGAGGCTGATTATCGGCAGGGAAATAGTTATCGCTTATCCCGTCAAGATTGCCCAGCCTCGCACGCAAACAACCCTCGAAACTCTTTGATTTCACCCCGTTCAGGACATCAATGCGTGGCTGTCCGTCCTCCGTAGCGGATATGCTGATAAGGTTTTGGCGCAACGGGTTATCGGTGTTACCCATCAGCACGCACTCGTCCCCCTCTTCCGGCTGCACCCCCTCAAATTCAGAAATAGGCACGGTTATGGTGTCCCCGTCAGAAGAGGAAACACGCACCCAGTAGTATTTGATGCCCGAACCCGTCCACACTTGGCAGCGCATCAGGTCGCCCTCCGCAAATGTGTTCGTGTCCTCGAACTTGATAAGGTAGTTTTCTCCGCTCTCGTCAGTTTCCACGGTCTTTATCTTGCCGTTTCCAGCAGACACGACCAACTGACCGCCTACCGCCCTAATCTTGGCAATAAGCAGCTCGTACACGGTCATAAGTTTGCGCACGGTCAGGCGGTCTATCGTCATGCTCCAGTCGCCTGTTGCGAGCATCTTCCATATTTGGAAGCCCTCACCGAAAAATCCGTCAACGAACTTCTCCGAGCCAATTTGCCCGACAATGGCGGTCGCTATTTGGGCAAGGGTGCGGACTATCAGGCTGTGCGCCTCCAAGTTTCCGTCCTTGTCGAACTTGCCGCCCGACACGCCCTCCTCGTAGAAACCAGCCTCTATGCCGTCAAGGAACTTCTTTAGACCAGTGGCGACATCGGGGTTTACTTTGTGCAGGAACTCCGACTTGGCACGGAGCGAGGAATACACGTTATGGTCGCTGGGGGTAGTCCCATCGTGCCGCTTGATAACGTACACGCCACTGCCACCGCCCGAAATATACTGGGTGTTGTTGTAGGTTATGGAATCAACCTTTTCTTCGAGTGCCGCCCGGCTTGAATAGGCTGCACTCTCGCCCACTGTGTAGGTGCAACTATATCGGTTGTCCAAACGCTTCTCAAAGGAGCGTACACGACTGACACGGTAGCCGCTATCGAAGTAGCCTTCATTGCGCAACTCCACGGCTTGCCCAATATCCAAGTCCACGACATCGGAGGGCAGGTAAACCATTTCCCCGTTGCGCTCCTTGTACCCGGCACAACGCACTGGGTTAGTCGGGCAGTTGTATATGGACTTGTCTTGGCTCTTCTTCAAGATAATCTCGTGAGCCTTTGCCAGCAACTCCTGTTCGGCTTGCGGAATGAGCCTGTCGGAAACAAATTTAGTGTCGTAACCGTAAAGGATGTACGTGTCGCCATTCGAGGGCTTGAAGTTCTCGCTTGGCAATGCAATCCCGTAGTCCTCATTCCTGACAATCTCCCACAACTGCGCACCGCTTTGGCTCTCTGCAAGCCCGTCCGGGTTGAAAGTAACGGCAAAGTCCATTCCGGCAAGCGTTCCCGACTGGAAGATGATGCGAAGTTCCTCACCGGGTATGATGTACTCCTTTGAGAACTTCACGCCCGTATCTTTGAAGCGGTAGGCGTTCCATTTCACTTCCTCCGTGCTGCCGTCCTCTTGTTCCACCTTATCGGTGTATTCCTTTGTGGTGATATTAGACATCGTGCCGACACGGTGGGGGTAAATCTCATCAAGCACGACAATTCCCTCAACCACATCTTCGGGCTGCATATTGTCCCAAGCGTCTATGTGGTCTATCCCGGCAGGAAGTTTCAACCTACGTTCAACAACGCCCTCTATAACAAGGCTGTCATCTTCGTTCTTGCGGTAATCCTGCGGCACGTTACGGGTAGAGCCGAAAGCATAGAGCCGGGTGATATAGTCTGTGTCCTGCCCGTCCTCACGCTCCATTCCGTTTACCACATCGCCCTCCTCGAACACGACCGGGCTACCGTACTCGCATTTTGACAGATGTATCACGTTATCAGTTATCCACCACTCCGTTTCCCACGTTTGGGCAATCAGTGTCAGGGCATCGAGTAGGTTGGTGCTGTCGAACTCAACCAACTTCATTTCCGTGAGGCTGGCATCAATCGTGTAACTCCAATCGCCAAACCCGGCTTCACGGAGGTTGTCAACGAGTATCTGCATGAAATACTTGGGCAGTTGGGTCATTTTCCATGCTTTCTCACTGCCTTTCTGTCGGTTGTAGAACATCTTGCGGTTCACCCATTTTGCCCAAGGTGGGCAGAACTTCTGTTCATACGACCAACCGCCATCGGAACTGACATTGCGCTGCGGCTTATCAACGGTAACAATCTCGAAACGCCCAAACTCCGTTTCGATGTAGTCGCCTTTCCGCAGATGCACAAGCCTTTCAGTTTCAAAGGTCAAAAGCACGTATTCCTCTGCCATAAGTTCCTTATGGTACACGCTCCGCTCCGAAACCTCAACCGAATAGCGTATGTTGCCCTTTTTGTCCCTTATATCAATCATACTCTGTTCTTTGGGTTAGGTTCGTTCAACTTCAAGATGAATTTCCCAAGCCGTCCATTGAACTGCTTGAACTGCTGGCAGGAAACATAAAGGAGGTGGTACACCACGCCCGGCTGGTACTTCGTGCGTATGTTCAGTTTGCCCTTTTCAAGTTCTTTCACGAAATTGCTGTACTTTGTCAGGAACTCCGTCAGGTTCTTGGCTTTGATAGCAAACACAAGCTGCAAGTCCCTCTCGTCAATCTTCGGGGGATTTTCCTCGCCCGACAAGACCTGCTTGCCGTGTATGAGCGCACTTTTATTCTCGATGTACCCTTTTACCGGGGCAGGGGTCAGTAAGGCGGTGAGTGATGTTTCACCGAATATCAAGCCCCATTCATCGTGCGCATCTTTATTGTTTATGTAACACTCGCCTCTCATAGTACAATCACCGTTTCGTCCTTGTCAATAGTTACCTCGCAGCCCCCTACGTTTACTATCAGGAGGACAGCGTAATTGCTTGCCTTTATGTGGGCTTTCGCCCCGTGCATGAGCATGACCTTGTGGACTACCTTATTTTCGTCAAATTTCAATTCTCCGCACGTATCGCCTATCAAGGCAATATCTTTATCATTTGAGCGAGAAACACGCCCTAAATCAACGAAAACGCCAAATTGCTCCACGTTGTACGGTTTCATGCGCTGGAACATGGAGAGGCTGGGGAAATTCTTTTCCTCGCAGAACTCACGCCCCTGTGGGGAGAAAAAGAGCCAAGCAAGGCTTCTCCAGTCGCTCACCTTTCCCGAACCACTGCAAGCCCCGTAAAGGGATGCCGACTTCATTATTTCCTTTATCATAACTTCCGTGTATTTTTTTCAATCTTGCCCAACCGCTCGTTCATCTCAAACAACTGCTTCGTGTTCTTGGCTATCGTTTCAAGATGCCCGACTGCGAGCAAGGCTAAATTTCTAATCTCTTCCATGTTTTCCCGGTTGGCTATCACCTGCAAGCGGATAATCTTTACATCATCGCTAATCGTAATCAGCGTGATTTTATTCGCCTCCGAGTTGAGTTGTATAGCCGTAAACCGTCCGTTCAGTTCGTCTATGCTGTCTTGGCTGGCGGTGGCAAAGCCCCTCTTGGTGCTGTCCTGCGATGCTGATGAACCCTCGTACATAAGGCTGTCAGCCCACCCGAACTGGTCATCAAGTTCCTTTTGCAGATTTTCAGCCATTCGGTAGATGTAGTCCTGCTCCCACGGGGAAAGGACATTATCAGCGTAGAACTCCTGCAACTTTTGACGTATCTGTTCCATGCTCTTTGAGGACTGGATAGCGGCTTTGATGCTTTCCGTAACCATCTGCTGCATCATCTTCCTCACGACATCCTTTGCGGACTTTGCCTTGTCCCCTCCCGATGCCCAAGCCTCCGCATAGGCACTGGAGAAATTGTCAATGGCTGATTTCAAGTCCTCTCCGAAAATGGCATCAACCGCCTTTTCCTTGTTGTCGGCTATGAGTTGGTCAATCTCTTCAATTTGATTTTCCCACTCCTTAATCCTGTCCCAGTCGGTTTTCTTCTTACTCTTTTCTTCCGCTATCTGATTGCGGATAAGCACCTTTTGCTGTTCGAGCAACGTGTTCTGTTGCTCAATCATCTTTGAGGCATCCTTTGAGTAAGCCTTTTCAACGGAGCGACCTAACTTGTCGTAGGACTTTTCCAGTACCTCGATTTGCTCCTGCAACTTCTTGATTTTCTTCTCGTGCTTGGCATCGTGCAATTTTGCGATTGCAGAGCCGAGGGAGGAAACCAAGCCGATAGCCGCTCCTGCCGCTGCGCCCCAAGGACCAAACATCGCCCCGGCTTGCGCCCCGGACATCGTAGCGTTAGCCACATCCATAGCCGCACTGATACCGTCTGCCGCCCCTTTCAGGGCATCAGAGCCTAAAGCATCACCGAGGTCGGAAAGGCTGTTTTGGAGAAATCCGGCTACGTTCATTACATCGTTCAAGCCGTCCTCAATCATTCCCAAGCCATCTTTCAACTTCTTGGTATCGTTACCAGCGGCAAAGACCTTTTTCAACCCGTTAGCCATCTTGTTGAAAGCGGTGTCCGATTTGTCCGCTTCCTCACGGATTTGCTTGATTGCCTTGCGTATCTTCTCCAGTTCTGCCGGGGACTTGCGGAGGGTGTCGAAAGTTTCCTGCGACATTCCGAACTCAATGCCCTTGGCTTCGTCCCATTCCCCGGCAATGAGGAATTGTAACGCCTCTTCTCCGGCATCGGCTATCTTGCGTAAGTCCTTAACCGTCTTGTTGGTCATATCATCGAACAGGCGGCTGATTGCAGCGGTACTCTTGTTCGCCTCTATATCCAGTTCCGACAACTCACGCTTCATGGTAGCGGACAATGAAAGCCGCTCGCCCTCCGTGGTAGCCTTTGCCATTTGAGCGTTGTACAGGTCTATGATTGCCTGTCGCTTCTCCATGTAGTCCCCAAATTCTTTCAGGTACTCATTCATGGTGGTGCGTTGCCGCTCGACAAGTTCCTGCCCCTCGTTGGCTTGCTTCTGCTCCGTGTACTTCTTACGCTGCGCAAAGCTGGCGTTCTCTTCCGGGGTGAGGGTAATGTTAGAGCCATTGAAAACCTTGCCTTTGTTAGCCGGGTTAGCCTCGAACAAAGCACGGGCGTTATCCACCTTGCGTTGCAGGTAGTCGGCTTTCTCACGGTCGAGCATTTCAAGTTCCCGTTTGTGGTCGAGAGCCATTTGTGCCAATATCTTTTCTGACCCGTCCTGCATGGCATCAATACGGGCTTGTTCTACGGCATACTGCGCATCCTTTTCAGCCCTTGCCTGTTCAACGGCTTGGGAGGCGGTCAAACGCTTGAAATTCGCCATTTTCTTTGCGTATTCCTCACGGTCACGCTTGGCTTTGTCGGCTGCGCTCTTGTCCTGTTTTGTGGTGGTGATTTCACCGCCCAGGTTCTTGTAGGCTTTACGGGCTTTTTCTTCTGCATCGGCAGCATCCTTGTACTGCTTTTGGGTATATTTTGCCTTGTCCCGTTTAATTGTATCAAGTTTCTTCTTGGCTTGTTTCCAAGCCTTTGCCGCTGCATTGTAATCCTGCTCGTAGGTAGTCTGTGCGGCTTTTTCGGCTTCGAGGTTGGCGACCTTGTCCTGCGCTTTTTTCAGGTTGCCTTGCGCCATTCGGAACTTGATTTCATAGAGAAAGGTCATTACTTGTTTCCCGAACTGCTTTTTGGTCTTTGCCTGTTCCTCTTCAAGTTTCGCCTTTGCCTTGTCAAACTCCTTTTGTATCTGTTCAAGGTCGGCTTTCGCCTCCACGATTTTTGTTTCAATGGGCTTGGCTTTCTCTTCGGCTTCTTTCTTGACACGCTCTATCTCATCGACCTGCTCTTGGTAGCCCTTAACAACATCTTTCAGTTGCTCGACCTTGTTTTTCAAAAGTCCCGTGCCAAGTTCATTCCTTATGGCATCCTGCGCCTCCTTTGACATCTTCGTCCAGTTGCCCTCCGCTTGTGAAGCCTCCGAAAGCAGCCATGTGTAACGCTGCAAATTCTGCTGTGCGTTCTCGTAGGTCTTGCGCTCCATTTCCTCGTTGAGAGCCTTGCGGACTTCGGTCAGTTCAAGGGCGGCAAGTTTCTCTTGGGTGTACGCATCGGTAATGGCAGGGCAGACCTTTTTCAGTTCCTCGTATGCTTTCAACTGGGCATAGTCGGTTTCCGTCTTGTCCTGAATGATAGATATAAGTTCATTGACCTTTTGCGCCTCCTCGTCCAGTTTCTTTTGGAACTCGTCTTTCTGCTCGTTGAGTTTTTCCTGCGCCTTTTCAGCGTTTGATGCTGTATCAGCGTAGAGGTAGAGAGCCGTAGCAACGCCCACAATTGCTGCGGCGAGCAGCACGTAAGGATTTGCCCAAGCGGTGATATTGAACGCCTGTTGCGCTGCCGTAAGCAGTCCCAGTTCCTTGCGGAACATCATAACAAGGCGAATGTTATCTGCGAGGGCTTGCGCTTTCTGAATGACAACGACTGCGGCAAGTATGGCTTTATACGTTCCGTATGCTGCGGCAATAGCAAGGAGGGCATTGGCGAACAACTCGTAATGCTTGATTGCTTCCGTGGCAAGGCTGATGCCGTCCACGAACACGCCCTGCTGTTTAGAGCCTATATCGTTGAGCATATCATCCCAAGCCCCTTGCAGGTTGGAAATTGCGCCTTGCAGACCTTTCGACTGCTTTTCAAGCATACCATTGAACGTGCCGCCCTCCCCGGCTGCGTGGGCGAAAGCCTCTGCGACCATGTCTGCCGAGATAGCCCCTGCCGACATATCGTCTTTAAGTTCCGAAATGCTCTTGCCCGTGATTTTCGACATTTCCACAAGGGGGTTGAAACCTGCGTTAATCATCTGCAACAGGTCTTGTCCCATCAGTTTGCCCGTGGAGGACATCTGCGAGAAAGCAAGTACAAGTGAGTTGAATTTCTCGCTGCTACCCATTGAAATATCGCCTATCTGCCGGAGTATGGGCATGACCTTTTCTGCCTCGACATTGAAGCCGAGGAGCGTTTGCGCACCTTTGGCGAGGTCGCCCAGTTGCATAGGTGTATTGACGGCAAAATCCTTAATCTCACCGAAAAACTCCTTTGCCTTATCCTTGTTGCCCAACAGGGTTTCAAAGGATATTTCAAGGGCTTCAATCTCGCCACGGGTCTTGATTACCGAACTGGCGAAAGAGTAAAGTTGCTGTGCCGAGAAATAGGCGACCACCGCTTGCCCGGCTCTGCGGAAAGCGGTATCAATACGTGCGCCCTCTGCTTCGGCTGTGCTTCCGATGCCGTCAAATATGTCAATAGCCTGTTGCGCTTCTCTGCGCAGTTGGGAATTGTCTATCCCAAAGCCGTAGTATTCTCTTCCGTCACTCGTATTCATATAAATTCCTCTTCCTCGTCTGCGTTATCGTTGAAATTATCGGGGTTGTTGGCATCCAGCCTATCGTCCCATTCCTCTGCCTCCTCATCATCGTAGGAGGGGGCTGCGTAACCGTACATGAGCAGGTTTTCGTAACTCATTTCGTAAAGGACATAATCGGGGGTGGTGTTGAGCATCTTTGCCCAACTATAAATCATTCCCCAGATGCTGTCGCCACTTCCTTTGTCCTTTTTAGCAGATTTGCTTCGCTGAGGGAAGTGGTAAGCCCGAAAAAATCGCTAATCTCCAAGTTGTTGAGCCGTTTGGTAACAAGTTCCCGGAGCGTTTTAGGCGAGCAGCCCTCCAACACCAGCGTTGAGAGGTGTTCCAACTCGTCCACCTCCACCTGCTCCTTGCGGTAATAGACCGTTTCCAAGCGCAATCTCTTCCACGAGAACACACGCTTGGGGACAACCTTATCTACAAGCACTTTTCTATGCTCGTTCACCCTCTTTGCACCGAGAATGAGGGTCGCCACAATCTTGCCCAGCACCTTGCAGTTTTTAGCCTTGTTCAAGACCTCAAACAAGATGTTGTCGGCATCAATCCTGACCTCCGGCATCCCGGCAATCAGTTCCGAAATGAGTATGATTGTTGCGGTGGACGGGGGCGCAATGGGGTACACGTTCCCGTCAATCTCCAAGCTGTCGCTTGAACGCTGCAAAATAGTGTCTGCTACTTTCTTTTCTATCGTTTCCATGTCGATAATGATTTTTAGTTAGAGAGGCTTCCGGGGGTCGAACCCGGCTTTCACCCGTGGGGGTGCGTCCTAACCTGATAGACGAAAGCCCCTGTCCGCTTACGCTCCAGTCGTTGCAGCGGTTTTCTTGAAGCGGCTGTACCAGTAGTCCTGCGCACCCTTCAAAATCTCGATTTCAAGGTCAGCATAGTTACCGTCCTCTTCGGAGTAACCCGGCTTGAAAGCGATAGAGGAAAGAGGCACTTTGATACCTCGTGCGCCTACGTTCTTTGGCGTTACCTTAACAGACCAGTCGCCATCGACAAGGTGGGTTTTCACCTTGAAATCGCCCTTGTCCTCGCCCTCTGCGGTAACTTCCTCACCCAATCCGAGTGTGCTGTAAAGTTCATCAGGCTCAATGACACGGGTTTTCAGAGTGAAGCCGCCCTCCTGAACTTCCTTGGCGACCGTTTCGCCCCCGGTGGCTTTCATTTCGAGAGCATCACCGTCAGACGGTTCAAGGGTGGTGGACTTGTCCTTGATAACACCAATAGACTTCAATTCCGTGCCGTTAAAGGCATCGTCAGCCCCGGTCGGTGCAATCTCAATGGTACACTTCGACCAAGCCATAATGATTTTCTGTCTTTTTGCCATATCAGTTAAATGTTATGTACTTAAATTCAATAGTTATGTTCACAAAATGCTGCTTTATAGCCTCCGCATTTATCGTTTCAGTGCCTTTTGAAAGGTCAAATTCATAGTCTGTGTCAGCCTCGTTTAGCACGTCAATTATCTGCTCGTCAAGTTCGGAAAGGGCTATTAGTCTTTCCTTGTCAGGGACGGGTCGCCCACTTCCGTTATCGAGGTCGGGAACGTAGATGTTTATCCTTGCGATACCGTCCTGTATCTGCTCTGCCGTAGCGTTGGAAACGGTAAGCACAGCATCCTCCACGTTGGAATCAGCCGGGCGGCAGTCGCTGGGGTAGAACTCACCCGAAATTTTCCCCTCAAAAAAATGTTCGAGCGCATCGTACATTTCCTGCTCAATTCTTGATGTAGCCTTTCTTGCCATTGCTATAACTTTAATGCCTTGCACAACTTGGGGAGCATCTTCTTGGAAAGCATTTCTGCGGACTCCAGCACATCGAGGCTCATTGCCTCCACGTAGTTGGCGTAACTCATTCCTGCAACCATGATGAACACCAGCCCCTTTGAATTTTCACTTATCAATTTACGGAGGAACTTGCGCCCCTCTTCCGCACCTTTCTTGCCGTTGCCTACAACCTCGAACTTGCTCATCGAAAGCACCTTGCCGTTATCCAATATGCAGTAGCCTATTGAACTGGTAAGGTTTCCCGTTTGGCGGTGGTACTTGTGTTGTGTTCGGGCTACTTCCAAAGCAGCTTCACCAACGTATATGTAGTTGTTGATGATAACCTGCCTTTTCAGAGCCATTTGGTTATCCACAAATTCCTTTGCGTGTCCTTTGGGTGTAAGCCTCTTTACGCTCATACGGTAACTTTTACAGCCTCTACATAGTCGAGGTGTTGAACATCCTGTACTTGGAACTTGCCTATCACCGTCCCCCGGTTGTCGGTTAGAATGACCGTTTCATCCGTGAAGTGGGGGCAGTCGAGAGGGTCAATCAAAACCTCGAATGAAGCCTGTGTAAACACGTTGTCGATGATTTTTCCTCTCTTGTTGTCGTGCAGGGTCTTGATGTTACAGGCTATAGGGTCGCCCGGTGTTTCCACAACCGGAACAGGTTTGCCGTGAGCCATGCCGCCACCAGCCTTTTTGACAATCTGCAATGTTCCGTTTTCGATAATCATAAGTCCTCACCTTTATATCCGTAAGTAACTCCTAATCCGTTGGCATCATCGCCTATCTCGTCAAGGATGCTCTCTGCCTCATTCCTGAAACGTCTGCGGTCTTCGTCCGAAAAACTGTAAGTGATGCCACCCTGCGATACGTTGGGGGCTTTCGAGAGGTAGAGGTACACACGGGCTTTCGCACGTTTGAACTCTTTGCTCCCCCGAAGTTCCTGCGTAGTTTCGGCATCAACGCTAATCCCTACCTCATCGGCTACATCTTGAATAGTAGCCAATGGGATAGGGTAGCCGGACAGACTTTTCAAAGATTGCAGTACGTTCATGTTTACTCAGTTTCTCCGTTATTCCACTTCGTGTTCGTGGTGTTGATGAACACCAGTGAAGCACGGTTAATCAAGCCGGGTTGAACGTAGGCTTCTGCCATAGTAACCTCCAACATCGGGTTGAGGTCGGAGTAACGGGTCATCTTGTAGTACGATGCTTGCTGCTGCAACGCCTCCGTGTTAGGCACATTCGGCACAGGCTTGTAGTAAGTCCAGCCAAGCTGCGGCACGGGAGCCAGCGCAACCGTATTGATGTTCCAAGGCTTGATAGTTTCCTGTGAACCGTCCTTGTGTTCGATAGTTGCGTAGGTATCAAGCACGAGGAACTGGGGATAACCCTTGCCGTTCATGTAGCTGTTCACGCTGGAGAGGTTAATCATGTCAGCGGTGACAAGGTTCTGGTCGTAGCGAGGGAACAATCTGCGAGCAACGGACTTCTGCTGGATAAGCTCCTCAAACTTGGCTTTCTCCAAAATCGCAAACTTGGGTTTCTTCAAGCCCTTTTTGCCGATTTTCTCCGCTGCGTCCGCAACATCTTTCAAGCCGTCAGCCTTTTCCGCATCGCTCCATGCGACCTTAACACCGATGAAGTTCTCCTTGGGTACGTTGAAGTTGATAACGTCCTCCGTAGCCATGTCGCCCTCAATGCTCTTCGGGAAAGTCTGAATACCGTTTGAGCCGATACGCATTGCATCAATCTCAACCTTGTAGTCCATAGCGTTATTGCAGAAGTCCAAATCGTCATAGACCATATCAACCAGGTAACGGGCGGTTGCAGCATCCTCCGTGTTAGCGGCTGCGATAGTCTGCAAGTCGTTGTACTCGTTGATTTCAATCTCGTCTTTCTCACGGCTCACCGCAATCTTAGACAACTTTCCGCTCCATGAGCCGACCGTCTTACGGGTCTTTTTGGGAGCTTTCGTGTTGAATGCGACACGGTCTGCCGACACGGGAATGCCCTCGTTGCCCTCCAGTCCTTTCAGGTCGAACTTGGGGGTGTACTTCAACGGGAAGAGGGTGCGCCAAGCAAGCCCGTTACCCGGTTTGTATGAATTGACAGCAACCTGCATTCCGGGCTGGTCGATGTCAAAAAGGGGTTTGTTCATAGCCATATATCAATCCTCCTTTTACACAAGTGCAATCATTGGCAGCAATGCGGCTACCTCGCTGGCTACATTAGCCGTTTCCTTTCTCAAATTCGCACCGTTGATAAGGCGCACGGGCTGGTCGCCCTCGTTAGCTGTAAGGCGGTTGCCCGTAACGTACACAGGTGTCAAGATAGGCTCTGCTGCATCTGCGCTTGCCTCCTTTGCTTGATAGAGGACTTTACCTGCCTCAATATCGACACCGAGCGTAACCGTTACGACATCCTTGTCTTCGGCAGAGGTATCGACAGCGGTACAAGCGACTGCCTTTTTGCCAATGCCGATAACATCGCCCACGGCAATGCCGCTGCCCTTTGCGATGTTGATTGTGGTGTCCGCTTTAGCGACTGCACCGACAAGGCGGTAGCCCTTAATCAGCACGAACTTTCCGTTTTTCTCCCCGACAGCGGTTGTGGGGGGAGCATCGAAAGATGGATTTTCTACCAATCCACCTCCGGGCTTTTCAGCGAATACCTGCTCAATGTAGATAGGCTCAACTTTGGCAGGGTCTTGGTGTTTGAAATTTACTTCCATTGTTATTTGGTAGTTTCTGTTGCCAACCCTTGAATGGCGGGGGTTGCCGTTGCCGCCTCACGTTCTTTGATGCGAGCCTCCAAGTACGGGTTCTTCTCCTCGCCCTTGCCTCCGGCTGCACCTGCTTTCGGTCTTGTTACAACACCGCCCTTTGCTTGGTACTCATTCGTGATGGCTTCGACATCAGGAGTGATTTCCCCAATCCAGTTGGTAAAATCTTCATCATCCTTGAATGTCATTCGTGCAAAGTCCTTTTCGTAACGCTGACGGATTTTTTCGGGAGCGTCTTTCAGAATTGCTTCAAGCGATGACTTGCGGCTTTTTGCAAGTTTTTCGGTTTTCATTTCAGACACCTCCTTTGTAAGTGCTTCATTGGAAGCTACAAGGGCTTTTGCCCAAGCTGGCATTTCCTCCTCACCGGGCTTTGTTTCCTCTGTCGGCTTCGGCTGCTCTGTCGGCTTCGGCTCTTCAACCTTTTTTCCGTCTTTCAGACCATGTTTTTTCTCGTAGTTGGTGACTGCTGTCTGCTGCGCTTCCGTAGCACGGCTATCTCCGTAACTTTCGAGAACTTGCTGGAATGTTACCCCCTCAACAGCGGTTGCAACATCTTCCTGCTTTGTTACAGTCTTGGCGAGTTTGTCGGCAATCCTGTTCAAAATCGCTTCACTGACCCCCACAAATTTGGCTTTCAGTGCGTCTAAAATTTCTTTCTTCATGCTTATAAACTAATTAGTTTATGCAAAGGTAACACAAAATTTGCGAAACGCTTATATTATAAGCGGAAAATTTGTTTATTTCGGGGATTTTTATAATAGACAAGAAACTTGGAAGTTATGCAAAATCAATAAAAAAGTTTATAAAAAAGTTCCGAAAAAGTTTGGTTATTTCAAAATAAAGCACGAACTTCGCGGTGTGCTTACAAAATAAGCACCTCCACAACAACAAAAAATTGAAGAAATGAAAAAGAGTAGCGTTTTGAAGTACACTAAGAGTTTCATAAATAGAAACTACCGTTTGAAAGTTTATGGTATGGATGCCAACGGCAACCGCATCAACAAGTTGGTCGGTGTTGCAGGGCTTATCGCCCTTATCGGAATTGAGTTCGTGAACAAATTTATCGAAAGGGCAGAAAAGGCTATGGCTGACAAGTGCGTGTGCAAACTTCGCAGAGGATTACAGGTATCACTTTACAGCAAATAATCTTATGGCAATCAATTACAGAAAATTAAAGGCTCAAATTAAGCCTTTTAAGCCGGAAGCAAAGCACTCCGGCTACATCTTCCTCGCAACTGACGAGCAAAAACGTAACGGCATTGATACCATTGCAAAGCCGGGTAGCAAACGTAGTTTCGTCAAGGTTATGACGTGGTTTGTAAACAACTATAAAGAATATCGGGAGGAGTTCAGCCTATGAAAACCTACACCGTATATTTCAGCGAACCCGTCTGCCATAAGTATATCGGGGACAGGTTCAACAAGGAATTGAAGAGGTGGGAGTATGATGTTGAGTGCGAAGAGTGGAACGACACGTTCACTTTCCACTCGCTTACCCCAGCAAAGAAACTTATCAAAGCCAATCTTGATAAGTATAAAGGCTCTTGCATCACAAAGACTTGGGCTAACGGAGATTGGGAAAACCTTGGGGAAATAAACCTCAACGGCTCTAACAAAACATTCATTGCAAACACCAAGCAAAAGAAAGCAAATTATTGATAGGTCACGCCCGGTCTAACCAGCCGGGCATAACTCCGCAACAACAATGACGGAAAATAAAGCAATGCTCGTGGTAGCCGAACAGACAGCAAAGAAACTGGGCTACATCGAAGTAAGCAAGAACTCCCATAACGCCCTCCGGGACAGATTTTGGGGCAACAGGGCGGTGGCTGCAATGGCTGGCAAGCCCGTAGTGATAACATCCTGCAAGTACATCCTCCCGATGTTCGAGGAGGACAAGGACGATAGCAAGCGCAGACCCAAAATTGAGATTGATATGTTTTGGGGCAGACCCCGGCTGGGGATTGACCTGCCCGATGGAACATTCTGCTGCCTCACTTACCGGGACGGCATCTGTAGTGAGGCGCAAGCATTCGGGGACAAGGGCATTGCCTTTGCTGCCTCAATCAAAGAGAAAATCGACTATTACATCAACCAATAAACTCCGCAACAACATGGAAAAGATAATCCTGACAAAAAAGAACTGCCACCGGGCAGCACAAGTAAGACTGATTGAAGCCCCCGAAACGGGTGTTTACGCATGGGGCTTTCGGGAAATCAAAAACAACAACGGTATGTTCAGCCGTTCTTTCGCCCACGCAGCCAAGCAGGGAGAAGATACAATACAAGTCCGTGATGTTGATATTGAACTCAACAAGTGGGAGGTTGTGTCTTGGAAGTACGAAACCAACTTTGAGGATTTGTGGGACAAGGCGGTCAGAGCCTTTGAGAACACAAGTTTCAGCCCGGAGGAACGTGCCGCACTCTACATCCGTGAGTACGAGGAAACCCTGCTTGAAGATTTGAAGAAACTTCCGACAGAGGAACACAAGGAGTACACAGAGAAGTTCCGTGCTTGGGTTGAAACGCTCTTTGACAAGCACTCACGCATATTGAGCGCAATGATTACTGGTCCGGCTCGTTTCCCGACATCACGGAACGAAAAGGCAAACAAATCATACGACAAGGCTATGAGCGAGTTTTCAGAATGGCGAGAGAAGTACGCCCAGAGAGTGGCAAAACGTATTGAGGATGCCAAAAGCCCCGAAGAAAAGGAGAGCATGGAATGGCTTATGTTAAAACGGGATATTGACCACAATGCAAAAGCGTGTGCCGATGTTGATAACGGAGAGCCTTATCACCGTTCTGCTTTCACCAATTCAATTTTCGGCAAGGTGGAACGGCTTGCTAACAACGGCAAAGCCGCCCTCGTCCTGAAAGCCCTTGACTACATCAAGCAGGTACAGGAGAATGAAAAAACAGGTCTGAAAAAGCCCCTGTTTACGTCCCGTCATAAGATATGGAAGTTGCAGGAGGTTTGCGAAAAGGCTGTGCAGAGGCAAGAGGAAAGAGCCAATGCGGAGAGTATCGAGATTGAATTTGACGGAGGCAAGGTCGTTAAGAACTTCGCAGATGACCGCTTGCAGATTTTCCACGATGAAAAGCCGAATGCCGATGTTATCTCCCGTTTGAAGTCTAACGGGTTCAGATGGTCGAGGTTCAACGGTTGTTGGCAACGACAATTAACGGATAACTCCTACTACGGTGCAGCCCGTGTCCTGTTCGGCAACGATGTTCTGAATGAGGAACGTAACGAGTTCATCGGTAAATTGAGAAACGCATAATAATAGCACTATGGTAACGGAAGATAGAATTGAACTGGAAAAGAATGCGCCTTTTGAAGAAATTAGCAAAGACTGGTACGTTCACCTCCTCGAATGTGTGCCGCCTGAAAGGTGGTGCAACCCATACCGGGATGGCGGTTGGTTCTTTACAGGCGAACCCCATAGCCACGACTGGGACACTGGAGAAGCATACCACTACCTCTGCTTTGAGTATGCAGGAAAGTATTACGCAGGATGCAGGAGCATCGAAATGAGAAACGATGATATTGAACGTGAAATATCTAAATTCTGCTGCGAGTTGGATATGGGGGCTTAATTTAGCCCCTCTCGCACAATATCCATCATTGAGGCAATAAGTTTATCAACCGCAGGACAATCGTTGTTCTCGCACAAAATTCAAAGAAAATAACTATGGCAGAAAATGAAACTATCATCAAAGTGAATTTTCACACCCCGGTAAATGGGAGCAGTGAGCATTACTTCGGCTCGCTTGCCGCAATATACGAGGTGTTCACCCCCGAACAGATAGGATGTCAACTCAAAACCCTTTGGGACTTCGGTATTTCCGTAGGCAAACCGAAATTGACCCGGTCTTGTGTAATTTCCAAGCACCGGGTGCATCGTAAACCGCAGAAAAATAAGTAACTTTGCACTATGGATTACAAATTTTACAAAGAGAAAGTAGGTGACACAATCTTTTGGGTAGAGAACAACGATTGTGTGGGCGAACATCTTTTCACGTTTGACAAGAAAAAGATTTTCAACCTATTTGCCGACTACCCTTGGAAACTAACCAAAGAGGAAAAGGCAATTTTTGACCGGGAAAACCCGGAGTGGGCAGACTTCTTTAAGGACAGGCAATAAAGAATGAGGGTGCATATCAATTTGATACACCCTCGTTTTCATTTTATTGTTCCCGTTGTGCCTTTCTTCTGCTCTGATTTGGCTGTATTGATGTAACCTGCCATTTTCTGAAACCCTTTGTCCTTTTGCAAAAGTTCTATGTCAATCAAAAGCCCGACACCCTTTCCGCTCGCCTTGAAACGCCACTGGAACACTTTGCTATCAAGAGGCTTCCAACCGTTCTGTGTGGCACTCTGCAACTCCAAGAACTGATATTTGCCCTTTGAGGTCTGCTTTACAATGGCTGCATGGCGACCGACTGCAATGTAGTAGTGTTTCCCGATTTCGGTTTGTTTCATCAGTTGTATGGCAGTCGTGTCTAAACTTGAAATGCCGCCTACCTTATCGCATATCTGCATAAGATTTGAGTATTTAGAAAAGAACACCCGGCTTGCTCCGTCCCGGAAGTCCAACACGTCCAAACCGCCCTTGTTTGCAGCCCAAGCGAATGCGACCGAAGCACAAGAGCCTTGTGTTATATCTCCACCACCAACTCTCGCCACTATATCTTCATCTGACAAACGCTTAGGCAGTTTCTTCACGGGCAGGTAGCCCACTTTGGCATCGTCCAGTTTCTTGATAACATCGTTCAAGACAGACGGTTTGTTATCAGCCAAAATCCCATCAATGACCTTTTTGTTATCCCGAATGAAATACGGCTGTTTCGTTGCGTTCTTGATGCGCTCTGCGTTTTCGTTTACCCAGCCTTTGAAATTGTCCGGGGCTTCCTCTATCGTGCCGCTAAACTTGTAATTGCTTACATCTTCTCCGGCAAGTATCTTCTGCTGGTAGTCCAAGAACTCCTCTTCCTTTGCCCGGATAGCCACAGCAGCGCACTTGCAGAACGGATGCCAGCCAGTCCAAACAAAGTCTTTCGGGTACTCGCCTTGCAGTTCATCGCAAATATCCACAACCGGGTGGCTGTTGTGGGATATTGAAATGCGGATGCCGATAACAAAGGGTATCTGCCTCCACCTCTCGCTGTCTGCCATACGATATGCAATGTTATTTTCTGTGGCGGTCAGCCGGAGGGCATTCTTGTATGAAGAGCGGTACACACCCTGTCCGGGGTGGTAGGCTCTTGCAGCCTTTGACAGCCGGAGGACACCGTGCTTATCTCTAACCCTGCGGAACAACTTGTTTGGCTCGTTGAGATACTTGCGTACATCCCGTGAAAGGGCAGCGGCACTCTTTCCCTCTCCAAGCCCCAAGTCAAGAGCAAGTTCCAGTTCCTGCTTGAATTGTTCCGTAATGTTCCAAACCCGGTCTGAAAGCATCATCCCGGCTTCCTTGCGGTGCTGGAATGATGATAAAGCCTCCAAATTTGGCTGTTTCCATTGCGAAATTACGTCTTTCGGTAGCCCGGTTGAGGAAGTTATTGCATCAACCATAGCATCGTTTTTCTCGCAAGATAAAAGCCATTCCTCACGGTCGCCCGTTTCTATCACTCCTTGCAGCCCACGCCCAACGGAGCGCATGAGGTCGTTTATACGCTCCTGCACTGCCGGGTAGTCCGAAATATAAAAGGGCTTGTCGGGGTCTTTGAAGCCGGAAGTCTCGCCAATCCGTGCGCCTTGCGTTATCGCTGCATCGAACAAATCATCAATCGCTTTCAGGCGTTTCTTGATGCTGGCAATGTGCTTCCTGTCGAATACCCCGTAACTGAATTTGGTTGCCTCTTTCTTAGCCATGATTACAGCCTCCTTTTGAATTGTCCGCAGCCGTCACGGGTGAGGAAACGGCTGCGTTCCTGGTGCAGTTTACACCGACACAGGAACGGCTTGCCGTTTGCCCCAATCTCGTGCGGCTCGTAGGAATAGACACATTCCTCGCAATGAATATCAAGTTTTTTCTTTGCCATGCCTTATATGGTTGGTTCGTCAAATAGGCTCACGGAACTTTCCTTTGCAATCAGTTCCATTTCCTCGTCCACGTTATCCACGTAGCCGAGGTTTTGAACTGCGGTACGCTGGCTCATAATAGGCTTGCCGCCCGTGGCATTGGAAAGGTTGCTGATACGCTCTGCCTCATCCCGTATCTGATACGGGGTGATAATGACCTCCACTTGTAGGCTGTCGATGGCAGCGGAAAGTGAGGGGTACATCTTCTTCATGAACGCCCGGATAACATTTATTTCACGGTCGAACAACTCCAACCAAATGCCGCTCTCGTCAGTCACTTTCAACTGGGCATCAATGAACATCATCTTACGGGCTTCTCCCGACATTGGGGTTGCTTTCATATTCTCCATTGACATATCCGGTAGTTGAAGCTGCATGAAGAAGTCCTTTTTGATTTCCCCAACGTGGAACTTGATGCTATCAATAGCCTGTTGCCACGTCTTGTATTCTGCCTTGTCGTTCTGTCCGTATTGCAGCACGTTACGCCCTGCGTTGTCATTAGTCGGTTCTTGCCCGAATTTCACCTTGCCGTCCGAGAATACCACCCAGTTGGGTCTTGCGTTCTTACGGATGTAGTTACCGTTGCGTGAAAGCGTCCATTCGGCTTCATAGACATTACCTGACTGGTCTTCCCAAATAGGCTCGTCACGGTGGATATACACGCCCGTAATCTTGCCCACCTCGATTTTCTCCCGAAGTTCCTCCACCGTTTCCCCTGCGCCCGTGCGCCAACGTATATGCTCGTCAGCGGTGTACGTGTCGAAGTAGGTAATTGTGTTTACCCCCTCTTTCCTCGTGTACTCAATGGAAAGGGCAATCATATCATCGTACTCGTCAAACAACGGGTACAACTTATCGCCTTTCATCGGTGAGTAGTTCTTGCAGCGCAACTTCAAAAGGCTCTTCTGTCCGGCATACACGGTTTCCTGTTCCTGCGAGTACCACAGCGTGATTGTTTCGCAGGAGGCAAACAGGCTCTTTCCACGGTCAATGTTCAGGCTGTCGATGCGGTTCTTTTGGAAGATAGCCTCCATAATCTCCGCAACCTGCTTTTCTTGGTCGTTTTCCGGCTTATAGATGCGCTGCACGGGAATGGCGAACATTAGTTCCGTCATGCGCTTTACTGCCAGTTTCTGCAAGCCCAGCGTGTAACGTGTGACCTTTTCAATGCCCCTCTTGGTAACTTTGTCCTTGTAGGTCTTATCGGTCATTACCGGGTGTTCTTTCGGCTCGTACTCCTTACGGAGCAATGCCCACGGCTTCACCGATACCGTCTTGTACTTCAAATCTGAAATGATGCTCTGTGCATTTCTTTCAGGCGATGTAATCTCCTTGATATTCATATATTTTCGTTTTTAATAGAGTATATCGTCAATATCTTCATCCCCGTAATTCGGGAGTGCGTTTACACCAGTCATTTCAACCGCTTTCGGGTGGAACGTGTTAGCCAGTGCATCAAACTCGTCTATGGAGTGTCCCAGCCGCTCCTTGATGTCTTCTTTCGGCTCGATGATTATCTTGCCATTGGAAAGGAACGACCACTTGATTTCCGTTGCCTCCTCCATGAAGCTGCCGCCCGGTGGGAGCATCGCCCCGGTGTTGTTGTCGGGGTTGAGCCAATCCCGGACTGCCCAAAACAGGTACGCCCTCATGTTGGCAAAGGTGTACTGCCCGGTGATGTCCGTTAGGTCTTTTCCGCTGCCGGTCTTTGCGCCCTCGCTATACTTACAACTGATGATTGTTTCCTCGTCCAGTTTTCCGTTGCTCTCTTGGCATATCTCGACCGCACGTGAGTAAACCCCTGCACCCTCTCCAATCGTATCAATAGACACGCTGTAACCGCTGTGTATGGTGATTTCATTCTTGATGCGCCCGGCTACTTTCATGTGGTCTGCCTTGCCGCCTGAATTGTGCTTGTCGAAACTCTCAACGTAGTTGTCGAAACGCTTACAATACACGGTGCAGTCCCGACCCATACCTGCCACATCGACACCGAGAATAGCGTTATTGTGGCTCGTCAGTTTGTAGTGCTTCCAGCGTTCCTGTGCAATCTCAACCCACTTCTGCGGTATCAAGATGTCCTCATCAACTTTCGGGAACTCCCCAAGGACTTTCTTACGGAAGAGGTCGGAGGGACGATACCATTTACCCTCAAAGCAAAAGTCGTTCTCACTCTCTTTTACCTCCTCCTCTGTTATCGGCTCACACCAGTTCTCCACCTTGTCAACTACCCAGTCGTAGTCCACCTGTCCGGGGATGCTGATTTTCTTTTCAACGACATTGGGGGCTGTCAGGCTGTTCAGGCAAAACCGCTCCCAGCGTGTGGACTTTTGGGAACGGGCGGCATACCCTACGGTGGTGTTCGGGTTGAAAACAAGCAGAAGCCTCGAATTGCCCTGCAAGTTACCCTCAATAGCCGTGTAAGTATCATCGAGAATACCCGTAGCCTCCGTAACGACAAACATAGTATTCACAGCATGGAAGCCCGACCACGCCTCGTGGTTGTTCTCGTCAGCCTTAAAGCCCGTCAAGAACCATTCTTCATTGTCCGTGCGGATGTCGTAGGCGTTGAGCCTACCGGGGAGCGTGAAACCTCTCCTTTTTGCACGGTTGAATAGTCTTGAAATTTCGGGCATCATAATGTTCTTTACTTGTCGGTCGGTTGGAGCGGTGAGAGCAACTTTCGTGTTCTCGACAAGTTCCATTTTGCCGTTGGGGTTCTTTCTCCACTTCGGGGTGAGGTACAGGAAGCATACAGCGATACAGGCAGCGACAAAATCCTTGCCCCTTGCCGTACCGCTGCGGACTGATACCAACTTCTTGTGCTGGACGGCTGTAACGATGGCTTGTTGCTCTTCATCCAGCGTGACCCCAAGAGCCTCGCTGATAAATTTGTTCCAGTCGTTACGCCATTCAGAGAATAGTTTGGCAGCGTTCTTGCGTATCTGTACCTCATTCCTCGCCATTTATTGCACTCGTTTCCATCAGGAGGCTGGCAAATGAGAGGTCGCCCGTGACCTCTTTCTTTTCGGGACTGTAAAGCCCAAGCAGCTTGCGCCTCTCCACCAAGTTTTTGTGAATGACCTCCAAATACCGGGGGTCTCCATAGCAAATAACCTCTTCTTTTTGTTGCTCCATTTTCACGGTAACAACACCGCCCTCGCCACTTTCTCCGTCACCGCCCGGAATACCCTGCTGCTTGGCTTTCTTGCGCTCGTAGTCGGTCTTGGATTTGTCCCAAGCCGCCCAAGCCTCCTTAATCACCTCGTCAATGCGTTCCAATTCCAGTTGCACGGCATGGTCGAAGTTCTCGATGCGTGTTTCCCTCCATTCAGCCAGCAAGCGGTTCACGTCCTTGTGAACCGTTTGGAGGCTGTAGGCTTGCAGGTCTAAACGTGTCATTACCTCCTCACGAATTTCCCGGTAGGAGTAACCACGCTTATACAACTGCGCTATGATGTCAAGCCGCACGATTTGCGCCTGACGGTAATCTTTCATTTTCTTTCCCGGTGCGCCCATTGATTAGAATTTTGCTCCGTTATACTTGTACACGAGATTGTCATTCTCGTCCTTGCCGATAGGCGCAAGTGCGCCCTCAAACAACTTGTAGGGTGACTGCCCGGCTTGTGGGTTGTTCCACAGCCAACGCATATAGTCAGCCATTGTCATACCCTCGAACTTTGCACGTTTCTCCGATGAATTGCAGTTGTACCCGGTCGCCCTTATCCACTGGAACTGCGACACAAGTCCGTTGATGTCCTTACACACATCTTCCCAACGCACAATATGACCAGGTGCGTTCTTGGCAATCTGTAGAGCCTCGCACCACTGTCCACGTGAGTAGTTCCAACTTGCAGGAAGTCCACAGCAAGAGCCGTTACAGCACAACTCCTTGAAATGGGCATCGGAAACGTAGAAACGCATCCCCAGTTCCTCGCAAAGCTGCTTCATGTTCCGCATGAAAGGCTCTTTGACTTTGCGGTTCAATCGGAGATACCCAGTGCTTACGCTGAACTTCTTGTAGAAGTCCATGAAGTCAAAGCCGCACAACTCGTTGAAAGTCGGCATCCATTGTTTCAGGGTCGGGCTGCGCTGCTCCACGCACATAAATTCCGTACTCATGGCGGTTGCGCCCCGGCTGGAAGCCTCCCTAATCAGGTCGAGGTATGACGGGGTGGAAATGCCAATGATGAACGGACGTAGCCGGAGCGTTGCGCCCCCGGCATCTGCCTCCGCAATCTTACGGATTGCTTCAAGTCTTTGTAACGGGGTCGGCACACCTCGTTCAATCACGTGCGCCTTGTGTTCGTCCAAAGTGATGATTGAGAACTTGAAATTCCAGTTCTTTTGTCCCCGGATAAGTTCCATGTACCGCTCATCCTCCGTGAACCAGGTAGCCTTGGTAGAGAAGCAGAGAGGATAATCAATCTCCTTGAAGAAACGGAGCAGTTCAAGCGTGATGCCGTACTTACGCTCGAAGCCGTCGAACTGGTCGGACAAGCCGCCCCACTGCATAACCTTACGCTGCTTGATGTACTCCTTGAACTGCCCTCCGTATTTGTCGGGGTCGGTGAACATACGCTTGATTTTGTCAACCGACACGTGCTTCACGTCTTTGTGCAGATAGTTTTCTTTCGCCCCACCAATCCCTCGCTGGAACTGGGAGAAACAATACATACAGCCAAATGAGCAATTCGAGTAGGTGTCGAATGTCATTGGCATAGAGCAATCGGCAATCTCGTTGCTCCATCTTGGACTTTGGTAATAATCAGCCATAACTATTTGTTGATAAATTCTAATACTTGTGAAACTAATTCATTCAGAGGCGTTGTCGCTGTGTTCACTTGTAACACCCTTACGCCTATCTCCTGCCACTTCTTTGCGGCTCTCATACAACGCAACTGCTTATCAAATACCTTTCTCACGCTTTGGGCTGTTCTCTTCCCATTCTTTCCGTTGCTCCTGTTCCCAAGTCGGTTGAAAATGGTAAGGTTGTCGGCATAAAGCGATATTACATACTGCTGTTCTGCCTTGAATAAAGCGTTCATGAGGTTCATCCCGAAAGTGTCTAAAAAACTACCCTCGCAGATGATTATATCACGATGCTTCAACCCCTCTTCTACGACTTCCGCAAGGCGTGAAGTACAGGAAGAGCCTTTATCGTTAGTTATTCGGTCAACACCTCCGTATCTCGTTTCTCCGTATCTTCCTGCAAAGCAGATGATGCCCTCCTTGCAGTATGAAACATCGTTAGTTATTCGGTCAACACCTCCGTATCTCGTTATGATAGCCCACGCCAAAGAGGATTTGCCGGAACAATTTGTACCCGTTATGAACACGCACTTTTTCATAGCAAACTGATAATGAGGTTTTCCCACTCGCAGCCCTTGATGTCCTCCAACAGCCTTTCGGTGTAAAAGCCATTCCAACGTGTTCCCTTTCTGATTTTCTCAACAGCGCACAAGCTGGTTTCGAGGGCAAACACGTTGTCCCCAGTGTCACGTTTGGCATCCTCTATGAACTGCGTTAATTTTTCCCTATTTTGCGTTCTCGCAACTATCTCCGCCCCCCTTGTATAGTTTTCCTTTCGCTCGAATTTAAGTGCGAGGTCATCAATTATTTGCTTTCCGCTGACCTTTGCCCACACTTCGAGAAAGAGGAAAGCAGCGTACCGCCCGAAGAAGTACCACGATGTAACGATGTTGTATTGCTCCGTTGTGGTCTGCGCTCCATCAAGTTGTACCAGCATACCGGGATTGAGGTTCTGCATGATGCGGTCGAAAGTGTCGCCAATGCGGACATACCTACGGTCGGTTCTAAACTTCAATTCGCTTTTCGGGGTCTGTGGATTGCGCAGGAGCATCAATGCGCTTGGGATGTGGTACGTTGTGGCATAGTAATAGACCAGCCGGAAGCTGTTCCAACGGGATAGACGGAAGTATGCCGAGAGTGAGGCAATCATTTTCTCCTCAACTCCGGCATCGCCTCCCATGTGGTATTGTATGTACTCTGCGTAATCCATAGGACAAGTGCGTTATTCTGCACCCTCTATTGAGGGGATAATCTCTTCAAGACGGTACACGACCTTGTCAATGGACGGCATACCGAGAAGTTGTGCCAACTCCGGCAGACGCTCTTTGGGGTACACGATGATAACACGCTCCATAGCCGTTTCATCCGTTCCCTCAATCTTAGGCAGGGTGTCCGGGTTAATGTCAACGCCCTGCAATTCCGGGGGCAGCGCATCCTGAAAGGCATCCGCTGGGTTGTCCTCCTCGCTTGCATCAGGCATAGCCGGGGTAGGTTGTGCCGGGGACGGGGTTGCGCCCATAGGGGTAAAGGCGGTGGGGTTAGCGTTCCACACATCAAGTCCCCAGTCGCCAAGTTTGGCTTCATCCCACTTGTTGGCAAGGGCATCGAAGTCCCACTGACCGAAACTTGCGTTGTCCTTAATCATGAACTGCTTGCGCTCCGATGCGGATAACTCACTGGCGTTGATAACAAGGGCTGTCGGCTTCTCCAGCCATTTTTCCCAGTAATCGACAAGCACCTTGCGCTCGCCATCTGACTTCTCCACAAAGTCGGCTATAGTCAAGAGCCTGTTGGAAATATCCCCTGCGCTCATCTTTGCGATTGCTCGCAATGCCTCCGTGCGCATATTACCGCCAAGGGCACACATCTTGTTGTCCACAACGATTGGGCGCAACTCCAGCATCTTTGGCAGCACAAGGATTGAGTTGATTAGCTTGCCGAATTTCTCTTTGGTGATGGTACGGGGGTTGTCCCCGTTGAGTTTCACTTGTGAGAGTTTTACCTGTTCTACTTTCATTATTTATAAATCTTTTAGTTTACTCTTTTGGCGCAAAGTTACACAAATATGTTTGTATTATAAGCGTTTGAATGGAAAAACATCTATTTTTTAGTTGATTTTCTCACAACTTTCACAGGTAAGCCGCTCCATTCCCATGCGATTAGAGCCGCATCACGCCCCTCTTGGTTCGTTCTGCCCATTATCCCGGTAAAGGCTGAAAGTTCCTCCTGCGTTATCTTTCCGTCCTTTCCCTGCCACAGATTTACACCCCCGACTTTCAGGGCAAGGGGCTTTATCAATTCGTAGGGTATCTGCCAGTGTTCGCACATTTCGGCTATCTTTCTGCCAACCTCATGATTGCGCCCGGCTGCGTTCCCCTTTGCTGCTGCACTCTGTTTCGTGTCCTTGGGAAGCAGATGCCAGTGAGCCTTATTCAGCCATCCAGCTTCAATGATTACACGGACATTCTTTTGGGTTACTTCGGACTGCCTTTTGATATAACGCAGGAAGTCTAACAGGTCAGGAAAGGTGAGCGTGGAAATTTCCAGCTTACGTGTAGCCACTTCGAGGTAGGCGCACCCTGACTTTTCTACATCGGGGTCAATCCCGACCACACAATCAACCTTTATAGGCTTTTTTGATGGTATTCTAATCATATTTTATTGATATTCAATTATTTATGCGTTATTATTGCACATTTGTGATTATTTTTTATGTTCGGACGGCAAGACAAGAGAGGGCATTTTTTCGCCCCCTCCCCCCTATAGTCCCCCCTCCCCATTGCGAACGGGGTATCAGAACACGGAAAATTCGATGCTGTCAATGCGGTTTTTTATCACTTTCATTGCCGTTACGACATTCTGTTCCCGATAGTCAAATTTACCCTCAACTCCGGCAAAGGCGACCATACCCGTATGCAGGTGCTGAATGAGCGGAGGCACAATGCTTGGAGCAAGGTTTCGGTCGTTCAGTTTTTCCGCAAGAAGTTTATCCATTTCCCGGTTGTGCTGCTTCAACAAGTCAATAAACAGCGTGGAAATTACAGCGTATGTCCGCTGCTCGTCAAATCCGTACTGCGGCACTTTGCGCTTCAACTCCTGATTTACGGTGAAATAGAGTATCGTCAAGTCCCGGCTTATCTCGTTCATGCACATTTCAGTCTGCTTGGCTACGTTCTGCAGGTGGTTGTAGTCGAGTTCCCTGCGCAACTCCTCGTTGTACTTCTGATGCACCATTTTCAGTGTCCGGCTCAACTTCTTTAACAGGCTCACCTTATCACGGGCGGCACAAGCCATAGCCTTGTCAGCGTACACCCAAGCAAGGTGGGTGATGATGAGCGGAACGAAAGAAACACGCATCTGCTCGTTCAGCGTGAGCCGTTCCATCATCTTGCGAGTGCTTTCCGAAACATCGTCCCGGAACTTCTTTTCCTGCAACTCTTTCATGTCGGGCATCTTCACGGGCTGCTGGGGCTTCTCCGACTTTGGCTGGGGCAGTTCCCCGTCATAGTCCCAAAAGGACAATTTGCCTTTCACGCCCGTAATCGGTTCGGGGAACATAACCGGGTTAGCCAGTACCCAGTTATAGTCGCCCTCGATAGCCCACGGGGACGGGTGATTTTTCACGCAGTCCACTATCTCAACGCTACCGATAATTGCGCCATTTGGCAAATCCTCGTTGCTCCCGTAGAGTTTATCCTCGTATCCTGATACCTTATCCAACTGCTCCTTGTTTAGCGCACTCCAGCCATCCTTGACTGGTGTTTTCGCAGCGTGTATAAGCACACGCCCACGAAAATTTGTTTTCCACGTCCTGTTTTCTATGTCTTTCAGCCCGGACACTATCAGGCTCGCCCAAGGCTGTTTAATCGTTATTGCTTTCATTCTCTTCGTATTTTTCAATGTGACTAATCTTGTCTTTAATCAGTTGGAAAAAGTTCTCATCCTCTTTGAACTTTTGCGATATGTTCCATCTGAAATATGGGGCAGTCATCCATTCGGGGTCATCAGGTGCTTCCTCATACGTGAATACAGCCCATTTGTCGGCAAAGAGTATTTGCCATATAGCGCATAATTTTCTCATTCCATACCACCTTTCTTCAACTCCGCAATAAGAGCATCAGCACCGCTTACGCTCCATTCTGCCAATGTTCCAATCTTTGCATCCACAAGCATATTATGCGGATTAGCAGCGAAGCCTCTCATAAGTTCTTTTGCAATCTCGTACCTGCGCTGCTCCCAGTCAATCTCTGTTTCAAATTCAAGAGCAAACATAGGAAACTTACGACCGTTCTCTGTTTCGTAGAATGCAAGGCGTACATTGAGGGGTTCACTGCAAGGTCTAACATCTACGACCTCGCCTGTATCTTTAACTCTTGCTTTCATAATCACTTGTTTTTATGTTCAACACCATACCCAAACAGGGCAAAATCACCTCTTGCCGGGTCATTCGGGAATACCTCTCGCATTACGTTAGTAATCTCAACAGCCGTTCTCATGTCCGCTTGCTTTCGGCTCGTCAAGCCAAGTTCCAGCGCAATTCTATGCACGTGCGTATCAAGCGGCATTATAAGGCTGTCAGGGCTGACCTTTCGCCAAATGCCCATATCTACCGGGCTACCCGTCCGAACCATCCACCGCAGGAACATACAGAGCCGCTTGCAGGCAGACCCCTTGTCGTAGTCGGGAATACCATTGATGCCGTTGAAGTAGGCAGAGAGGGCTTGCACGGGCGTTTTATCAGACCAAGCTACTACCATATCCTCCATACGCTCAAAATCCTCATACAGCCTGTGTAGGCGGTCGCCCAGCCTGTATAAATCATCGTAGGACAGGAAACGGTAAAACTTCCTGTGGTCGTTGTAGTAGAGGTTGTACTGCTTCGTCATTAGCCAGCAATAGGGGTCATCGCAAAAGTCCTTATCCAGCCAGTCAGCCGCCTTGATGATTGCCTTACGGTTTCCAAAGGAGAGCCAAGAGGTAATAAAGCCGCTGATTTCGGCTCGTTTCCCGATATGCTTCCGGGGGAACTGCACGGGGTCATTGGCTATAAAGCCCTCAACCTCGTATTTGTCTGCCCATTCTATCAATTTGTGCTTCATAATTTTACCCTTTAACCCGTCCTAAAAATGCCAGCCTCAATACATCGTATTGCTGCCCGACTACCGCAACTTCAATCATCGCCTCTTCGTCGGCAACATCATTTACCCGTAAGAGGGGATATTCAGCCCCGTTGGAGGTTTTCAAAAACTCCTGCATTGCATCGTCCGTTATCTGCTCATCGCTTTGGGTGAAATACTTATCGAGGCTCGCAACGATATGTTTGTTCAAATATTCCTCGCTGTAAGCTGCTGCAATCTTCTGCTTGTTTCGGAGTGAGTATCTCATTTTGTGCCTCCTTTCAGTAGTTCGGGGTTATCTCTGAATTTAATCTGTCTCATCGTCAGCCTCCTTTCCTGTTTCGTGGTGAATTATATCGGAGAAGTCGCAAGCATCAGCCGGGACATTCCCGAATTTTCCTTTTACACACTCTTCGTAATACTTGCAGTCTGCACAAGACCGCTTTTCGTTTGAATTTTCCATTATATTGCCTTTTTAAGTTCGTTCTTGGATAATGTCTTGCAAAGAGCCTCGCAGAGAACTCGTGCCATGTTTACCTCAACCGCATTGCCGATAAACTTCTTTTGGTCTGCCTGTGAGCCTACCAGCACGTAATCTTCGGGAAAGCCCATAATCTTTTTCAGTTCGGGTATTTTCAGCATACGCATCTTGATGTCGATAATTCCGTAGAGAGCCATAAACTCCTTGATTTTAGCCGTCATCGGGCTATCAGTTGAATAGACTTCAATAAACACATCGCCCGTTTCCGCAGTGACAAGATAAGGTGGCATTTTATCCATTCTTGCAATCAGGGTAAAACACGGTTTTTCGATTGAGCCACCGACATTCTTGTATTGAGGGTTCATCAGGTAGTAGCGTTTGACTGTTACAAGGTTGAATTTCGGGTTAGTCGTTACCGTGTTTGCCGGAACTTCCACGGAAGCAGCCGTACCATTCCCGTACTGCATATCAATGAATTGCTCTGAACGGATAAGTGCTAACCTGTCTTTCGTTGTAACGGTGGGAGAGGGCATTTCAACGGAATGGTTATGTCCGTTCCCGTAATATGCCGATATAAACGCATGGTGGTCTATGGTCGTGATAGTCCCGGCTGGCTCGTTTACGGAGGTGTTCTTGCTATCGGGATGTCCGCTGTATTGCTTTGACAGGAAAGAAACCTGCGCAACCCCAAGCCTGTTCTGTGTCGCCACCGTTGGGCAAGGCTCGTCAATACCTGGTGCGTTGTATTTGCCCGTCCGACTCATTGAGTTGTATTTTACAAGAAACGCCTCCTTACCTCCGGCAACAAATTTTATCAACCCTGCGTATATCCGTTCAAGTGTCTTTTCCGACAAGGGCTTATCCCTAAATATCGTTTTACCTTCGTCCTTGAAGTCAAGCACATCCTTTACAGGCTTCCACTTCGCCAAAGAGCCGAACAGCGTATTTGTCCCGTTCTTGTCGTGGGTCTGACGTGGGAAAACAATAGGTAAATTACCCTTTGCGAAGATGCCAAAAAAGCGTTTCCGGCTTGTGTATGCCCCGTAGTCCGCAGAATTGAGTATGCGGTGCTCAAACCGATAACCGTATGATTTAACCTTGCGCACCCAACGGGTATAACTTTTGCCCTTATCCATTGACACGGGCTTGCCATTCTCGTCCACCTCGCCCCAACTCATAAACTCCTCCACATTCTCAATCTGAATGTAGTCCGGGGTTATGGCTTCAATATAGCGGAAGAGGTGTTCCGCAAGTGTCCGGCTGTCGGCATCCCGTGGCTGACCGCCCTTTGCTTTCGAGAAGTTGGTACATTCAAGTGAAGCCCACAAGACTACCAGCGCACCGGGATTGTCCTCACGGCACTTTTTCAGATGCTCTACAAGTGGGGACAATTCAAGCGTCCTGATGTCCTCCGTGAAGTGCAGCGCATCGGGGTGGTTTGAAGCGTGGGAGGCTATCGCATTTGCATCGTGGTTTACGCAAGCAATCACATCAGCGCATTACTCACCGTTCAATCGTGCGGAATTTACGCCCGTGGAAGTTCCACCAGCACCGCAAAAGAGGTCTATGTATAATAACTTTTTCATTTTACAATCTTGTTAGGTGTCATATCAATATCCCAGTCGAGGATGTTAGGTGCGCTCGCATGGATTTCACCGCAGCGCATCCCGAAACTATCTTTCACGATTTGCTTTGCCTCCTCCTTTGAGGTTGCGTACACTTTCGCCTCACCCTCGAACACAAAGCGGATTTTCACCATATAGTCCTGCCGCTGCTCCACCGGGAGGTTGAGCCGGAACAACTTGTTTTCAACGTACCTCCTCTTCCGGGCAATCTTCTTTCGTTCTTGTTCAGAACTGGCTGCACGTTCCTCCTGCTCCAGTTCCTTGATGCGCTTTACATACGCTTCTCTTTTGATTTTAATGTCTGCCATTGTTGTTGTGGATTTATATTGTTATTTTCTTCATATTTCAACCGAGAGCAACTAAATACGCTCGCTTGGAACATTCGTTGCCTTTTACTTTTTCGTTGCGTTAGGCGCAGTATTTCGCCACTTCCTGCGGTCTGCGCCCCGTATCTCGAAGTAGTTGCACATTTCGCTCAAACGGCTTGCTACACGGTCGCCATAGCGGTTCAGCAGCTTGTCGCCTCCCAGTTTCAGGTTGGAGGTTATCAGCGTGAGGCAGTCCGACCTGTCGCCCCGGTACTCAATCAGGGAGCGCATAACCTCCAGCCTGTTGCCCATATAAAGCGACTCCAGCGGCTCGCTGCCGAAGTCCTGCACGGAAAGGATATTGCGTTGCTTGAACCTCCGAATGTCCCCGGTTTCGGTGTAGATGTCGCAGAGGGCATCAGCACGGACGGAACTCCACGACAATGGGCAGGTGTCCCGTTCCTCGACATATTTCACCTTGAAACCCATTACCCGGCAATACGCTTGCATAATATCCAAGCACCAAGACTTTCCCGTGCCAGTCGCCCCGGCTATGTAGATGCCGTGCCTGAGATTTCCCGGTATCACCTGCGATGTTTCGGGGTGTAGGCACTGCATCTTCGTGTCGCAGCGGCACCAGCGTATGAAGTTCTCATACGTGAAGCGGTTTTCATCGTCAATCACGAAATACGGGGTGCGGCTCTTGCCGATTGCCTCAATTATCTGCATTTCCTCCTCCATGTCGTAGTCGAGGTACTGATAACGGGTTATCTGCGCAAACAAGCCCCTTTCCCGGATTGCATTCAGAATGAGGTCAATTTTCGGGGTCTGCACTTTCACGGTTTTCTCATTACCGTTCTTGTCCTTGATGTTTTTCGTTACTTCCATTCGTCATTGCAATTTCTGTTGTTAGCATTATATCTCTTGGCAGCAGCCTGTTCGGGCTTGTTGTCGTAATTTCCCTCATAGACCTTGACCCAGTTCTTGTCGTTCTCGAAAAGCCAGTCGAAAGATGCTTTCCAGCCTCGCTTGTTGTCGCCTTTCAGGAACTTGCTCTGCTGCATCTTCTCGAAAATCTGCTTAATCAACGGGAGAGCCTTTTCCAAGCCGCCCATTTCCGCAATGCGGAGGCGCATCTTGTTTTTACGGGCTTCCGATATGGTGAACAACTTCGGGAAGCCGGGGCAGGTCTCATTCCACATTTCCTTGATTTCCTTAAAAGGCAATTTTTCTGTTTTAGGCTTTGCAGGCTCAACGGCTTTTGCCTCGTCAGAGGCAGAAGAAAGTTGGTCGTTAGACCCACTCTCTTGCTTAATATCTTTGATATTATATTCTTTACTTCTTATATTCTTTACTTCTGTACTTGTGGTCGTTTGGCTGGTCGTTTTGTCGGTCGTTTGCAGGTCGTTTGTTAGTCGCTCTGCTGGTCTTTCTGCTGGTCGATTGATAACATCATCACTTTGGTATTCATCATATTTACAAATAGTTATGACCGAATATTTGTTGGTCGCTTTGATGGATATTTCGCCAGTCGTTTTCAGTCGTGAAAGGCACGTCCTTATCTTACGGTCTGTCAGCCGTAAATCCTTGCACATTTTATCACGGCTGGTTATCAACTGACCACGCTTTATGGTAACGCCCCTCCAAACAACATCCTTGTAGTTTGCGTTCAGCAATAGATACAGGAACAACTGCACCATTTCTGCAATATCGAACCATTCCCATTGCAGAAACTTATTGTATATTTTAATCCATCCTGCCATATCGCTAACTTATTTTCTAAAGTAAACATTCGTCAGTTGCCTATACCCGGAGAATACAGCCCATATACCCGGCTTTGTCTGCCGCATCATCAACTCGTCAACCCTGCCGAAACGCTTGTAGTTTCCGCATAAATCAACCACCCAACTGACCTTATCCTTGTACGGACGGATAGCCCTGCCGCACATCTGATAATACAGAGCCAGCGACATAGTCGGTCGGGCAAGTACCACGGTGGAGAGTTCCGGGAAGTCGAAACCCGTTGTCAGGACACCCACATTTGCCACTACGCTGATTTTTTTCTGCTTGAACAACCGAAGTATTGCCTCACGGTCTGCCTTGCTCGTATCGCTGCTTACGACTGCCGCAGAAGCACCGCAGTTCCTCGCCACATACTCCGCTTCCTCGATGAACCGGGTAAACACCAGTATCGAAGTCCTCCCGGCTACCAAGAGCCGCTGGATGATGTTCTCCAACGTGTCGTTGAACTTGATTTCCCGATAGTATCGCCTTACGCTGGCATCGGTATAATCAGCCCCGGTGCTGTTTACTTTCAGTCGGCTGGTATCTACCACGTTCAACTGGTAATAGTTCATGTTGGCGAGGTAGCCCCGGTTCAGGAGCGTTTTCACGTCCACGTGGTAAAGCACATCATTGAAAATTCTTGGGTTCGTCCTCGTGATGAAACGGAGCATTGAACCGTAGAACCTGTTTGAGTAAAGGCGGTACGGGGTTGCCGTCAGTCCTAAAACCTTGCACTGGATTGTTTCGATGAAGTCCTTGTACATTCCTGCCTCTGCATTGACATAGTGGCACTCGTCAATGATAACGTAGCGGAAACGCCTGAAATAGTCCTTGCAGTTCTTTACGCTCCCTATGGTCGCAAAGGTGATTTTCTGAACCTCCTTGCGGTTGAATGAAGCCGAGAATATCCCGACATGGAAAACACCGTAGGAGCAAAGTTTCTCGTAGTTCTGCTCCAATATCTCCTTTGAGGGCTGGAATATCAGCACCGGGGCATCAAGCCGGGCGGCAATATCTGCAATGACAAGGCTTTTCCCTGCGCCCGTTGGAAGCACAATGATACCGTTTTTCTTGTCGTTCCGCTGAAAGAACGACACTGCGGCATCGGAAGCCTGTTGTTGATAATCTCTTAACTGATACATATATTGTTGTCTAAATTAGTGCCGTAGGCAGGGGTCAAACCTGCAATCGCTGTCAAAGTCCAGCCCTACGGCTACCGTTTAGTTCACGGCTCGTTTACTGCTCGATAATCACGATGTCCGGGCAGCGTTCCTTGATGCGCTCCAGCACGGCATCAATCTCACGGTCACGCATTTCTTCCACGAGGTCGTTTGCCTCCGGGGAAACGAGTGTGCAGGAGAAGTCGGACGGGTTCACGTACACCTCCACAGCGATTGTCTGCTTGGCAGTTCCCTTGAAGATGGGCAGAATGAGGGTGAACGCCTCCGGCAGATTGTGTTCCACAGCCTGGTTAATCAGGATGCGTCTGTCGCCACGGTTGTTGTTGCTCTGCTCAATCTCCTTATCGACCTTTGCCTTGAAGTTCTGCAAGTCCGTTACCAGCTTCATGGCGACTGACTTGTTCTCGAAGAATGAGCGGTTCATCTTGATGAGTTCAGCCATTTCAAAATTGGTGATGTACTCTCCCTCATTGATGCCGAAACGCTTGTACTCCGGGGAGAGGGTCAGAGAGCCAACAACGAGAGTGCCGTAGTGGTTATTCTCGTTGCACTGCAGGGCGATTGTCAACTGCTCACGGTTCACAATCACGTGGCAGGTCTTTTCCTTGATGCAGTCGAAACGTGTTTCCAGCCAACGGGCAGCGGCATCAATCGTACCCTGTATCTTAACCTTGACAGGCTCTTTCAGTTCCACTGCCTTACCCTCACGGATAACGATTTCACCCACGCCAGCAGGAAGTCCGTTGGCTACCATTTCAGCAATCTGCTTCTTTACTTCTTCTTTGATTTTCTGTTCCATTTTGATGTAATTTTGAATGTTTATAAATTGGTTGATTAGCCCTCAGTGCCAGTTCTCAAAACCGGGGAAAACATGCTCTTCTGCATTTCCTCCGGGCGACCGGGGCGGCAGTAAACAAGGCAGCCCTCACGGTTGTAGTAGCCCACTTCACGGGTTTCCGTGTCAACGAACTTGAAGCAAGCCTCCGTGACAAACTCACTCTTGGCTTTCAGTTTCCCGGTTACTTCATCGTTGCTCTCCTCCAACTGCTTGATTTGGTCGTTGAACTCCTTGTTGGCGGCTTTCTTGTCGGCACGGACATCACGCAGTTGGATGTTGTTCTCAACAAGGCGGTCTTTCAGTGCCTCGATTTCCTCATTCGGAAGCTGCTTCGTGTAGCCCAAATCCTCGACCGCATCGCAGTTGTCACGCAGAAAGTCAATTCTTGCCTTTCCCTCGTACTCTTGTCCTAAAACTTTATCCATATTGAATTGAATTTATGGGGCAGCGGAATTGCCGCCCCGGTTAGTAATCTTATTTCTCTTCCTCCGGCTTGAAAACATAATCAGCCCAAATCTCAACGAACTGGCGACCTGCGTATTCCGCAAGTTCACGTGTCTTGAAGGCAAGCCGAGAACCAATGTACGTGTACGTGTACGATGAACCGAAGTACGTGACCGCACACGCAACACCGCCAAACGCATACGCATTGTAGTTCGACCGATACACCACACGGCTTTTCTCTTCCTCACTCATTTCGTCAATCTCC